CTCGAAGGCCTTACCCATTTCTATGATATCGTCGCTGTTTTTACCTGCTTCTCCCCGGTGCTGTTCGAGGTATTTCTTAATCCCCGAAACAGCAGGTGACTTATCGGAGTTCATAAGGATAAGTCTTTTGATTTCAGCGGAGTCCATCATCACCCAACCCTTTCTTGCACATATCCATCAACCAACTCAGAGATATGCGAAAATCGTTTGGTTTATTTTTAGACTTCGCTTCCGCTTCCTTTAAAATCTCTTTTAAAGTGTCTTCTGCGTTCATTTACTACCTCCCTTTTGTCCGTACTTGACTAAACGCATCTTTTCGAGTTTCTGCATCCCGGCCTGACGGAGTAGTTCCATGTGCATCTGGAAGTTCCTATCGCCCTGCTGGGCCATTTCATTCATTCCTATCTGTTGCATAATTCCCTGTTGCTTTTGCATCTGGGCCTGTTTGGGGTCTGTTTTTACTAAAATCTTTCCTATATTCTGAATCTCGAAGGCCTCCATGGCTTCTTTGTAGGCTTCGTAGACATTGACTTCAAACGGTTGAGTTCCTGCACCCTTCATCTGTAGTGCACCCTGTAAGAGTTGGATCATAGACTGAGCCTGTTGCTGCTGAATCTCTTTTATGTGGGTGACGGATGAACCCATGGGTTTGATTAGAAACATCTGTTTAATGTATTCTTCCGGCAGCTTATAGAACCCTGCATCCGGCTCCCCGATAATCATTTCATAATCTGTTTGTTCCATGAATCTTCTAGTCAGCATGACTACTCTGTTGGCAATCTGCTGTAGAACGGTAAATTCGGCCAGCTTGACTGCGAGGTCGAGCCTGTTCATAGAGGCCTGTTGAAGTTTTATAACGGTCGTAGGGCGTTCTTCATGAGTCGGAGTCATGCCCCTTGAATAGCCGAACATCGAAAGAGCGTTTTGTTCGTCGAACCAAATCTTGTCCTCTTCCTGATAGGAGGATGGATGTATGTCTCCTTGCTCAAAGGGAGCTATATCCTGTAGGTTTTCGAGGGGCCAGATAGCACCCCCGTAGTATTTGAGCATATCGTAGTTTATATCCGCGCCTGTGCGGGCGAGAATGATCTTATGGATTACTAGATCAAGATTGTCCCTTCGGGCGGAACGGATCATATTCTTGTCTTCGGCGAGTGTTTCGAGGACTTCCGGAACACCGATCCCAAAGAACTCAAGAGGAACAGGAATGTACTTATACCCTACTATTGGTTGAACATATGGATAAGGTGGCGGAAGTGTCTTCCCGGAGGCATCGAGGCTGCTGTCTCTCCCTATAACCTTCCTATCGAAGAGGGTTATAACATGCCCGCCCGTGAAGTAATTTACGACTTCTACATTCTTTTCGTCCGGAACCCAGTTTTCAATCCCAATATCCCTTAATAGATTACGGTGCCATTCTTCCAACTGACCCCCGGCGAGAGAGTTGAAGTCTATCCCAGTAAAGACATTCTGTGTTCTCTGGATGAATTGGAGGTCTTCAACGCTCATGTATTCTCTTATAAAAAGTCCTTTAGACTTCGTAACCCTTCGAGCACCGGGTAGGGGGAGACAGTCCCAGTATCCTACGTTCTTTATCAAAGGTCTGATATATTTTCCATTTTCGTATTTGGGGAAGACGCCTATGTAAGAATTCCCAAAGATAGCCCCTTCTTTAAGGTAATCTACGATCTCTTCTAAGAATTCAGTCTCTTCGTGGGCAATTTGATAGTTGAGGGCCTTCTCGACTTGATCTGCTATAGCTACGGGATCGAGGCCCATCTGGATCATCTGCTGGTAGAAGACTGAATCTGTCGGCATCGTCCTGGGTAGTACAGAGTACCAGGGGAACTGGCCTAGAAGAGTCTGGACCATCGAAGCAACCGAATCCTCTACGAAGGCAAAGATGTCCTTAGTGTAGACTCTATTTATGTAGGCCCAGTCCTTTTGGTCTACGGCGGAACCGAACCTATAAAGTCGATAGTGCCTTTTTGCCCGCTCAAAGTATGGTTGGCAATAGTCTTCGGCCTGCTTAAACTGATTTAATAGCCAGGAGAGCTTTTTGGTATCTTCGGGTTTGTCCATTACCTGGAACCTATGATTCGTTTCATTCTGAGTTGTTCCGCTTCTCTCATCTGTAGAACCTTGGCGTTCTTGGCCTGTAACTCTTCGCTCTGATGCCGGGGGAACTCCATGGCTATGTAACGTACTGTGTCGCACCAGTCCTTAAAATCTTCCGCAGGATGGGAGGTTCCTTCTTTATACTGGTAGTTTCTCATATAAGAGATAACTCCTCCAAGACCACCGCAACCTGTTTCGGCGAACATCATCCCCGGAACTGACTTCTCTTTGACTGCAAAATAGTGCGCTTCTAAATATGCCTGGACGATCTTATGGCCTAATTCAACATCCCCGGAGGCCGATTGGGACATCCTTACTCTCTTAAGGCCTGCTTTTTGAAGTTCCGAGAACCACGACCTGTCTTCGAGTTGTGTCTTCTCACCGTGCTTCTTGTCGAGGGTCACAAAGTAGGGATCGCTGTACCCGTTGAGTTCTCTGAACGAACGGACGTTCCTCATGATGTCCTCAATGCTTCCATCCAGTAAAAGTTGGCCATAAAAGTATATTCTGTTGACTCTCTTCTTGAAGACTTCTATCTCCTCTGGGGAAACAGCACCAAATAACCAATGGGTCTTCCGAGCGTCGTGGGGGTCGATAGCCTCCACTTTTGTCCAGCTTGACGGTATCGGGAAGTCTTTGTAGATATGGTCCGCAGAGAACTTTTTGTACACTAGGCCCGACAGATGCCGCCAGATTCCTTTCTCCCTCGCCTCCCTTTCGTCCTTCGAGAGAATCTTCAAATAGTCCATGATCCCCGCATAGGGGATAAAACCCATTACCTTTCCGCAGTTTGGACAATTCTTTACAATCCTGACTTCTTCGTTTTTCCCGCTGTGGATATCGCACCTTCTACAGTAGTCTCTACAGTTGTCCCAGATTTCTCCTCTGATAACTGCAATCTCATCATCGAGTTCTTCAAATTCAGACATATACCTTCCTATATTGTTGGGGTTCGACAGCCTCATCTGGAGGGGAAGGAAGGCAAACCTCCTTCTGAGACTGGAACCCCTATATTAAAACTATCGCCGCCTTCATAGAGAAGGTGTTGTAAATATAAGGCTCCTTTAAGGGTGTCATGGTGAACCATGAGGGGGAGTTGGTAACTGTCTTCCCTCGTTCGGCTGCTTTTAAAATCTTTTCAGGCGGCGGTTCGTCCCAATGGCACCAGTGGTAGTCTATGCCTTCGAACGTATCAGGGTGCTGGTCGTATGACCTAAGATGTATAACAGACCCGCATTCCTTGCCGTTTGTATCGTAACGTATAGTAATCTTTACGCAAGTACCAGTAGAACCAGGTTTGTACCAGGGTTCACAGAAGTCTGGGATGAGCTGTTTGAACTGAGGCTCTATCTTTTCAGCGATGGAGTGGACTAAGGTTTCTCCAGCAACAAGACCCTGGTTCGGGACAACGACGTTTATCCTGTAATCAGGGTCGTTTTCGTCCAGCCAGGGTCTATAACCGATAGCGTAAGATATGTCTTCTGCTATGCCTGCCCACGTATTATGGTTAACCAAGCCACCGGCAAAGTAGTTATGATACTTATAAACTTCAAAGTCGTAAACCTCTTGACAGGGAATAAGTTCTATGCTAACTATCTTGTTACCATATTCAATGAAAGGAACAGGGGATGAAGAAACGACACTATTTGACCGAGGAGGACACTCGAACCATTCGCCACTTAATTGAAGACGAGAACCTTCAACAGTGGAAAGTTGCAGAGAGAATTGGGGTCCACGTAGGAACGATTGAAAAACTCTGTAAGAATCTTGGACTAAAGACCCAAAGAACCGGCCCGCGTAATGGAGAGGGGCATACCAAGTGGAAAGGGGGCAGGATTCTCTGTAAGGGGTATTGGTACATCTACAAGCCTGATCATCCGAATAAGACTCGCGGGTGCTATGTC